AGGTGGAACATATACAATGTTCAATGCGTTCCCAATCAATATGTCTGAGATTGCATTGCAGTATGCACAGAACGATATTTTTGAAGAATTTACAGTGACATTCCAGTACTCGCACTACGAAGTTAGCTAATTTAGCTGACATATATAGTGTATAGTAGGAGAACTATATAATGGAAATTTTTGGATTTGAAATAAATAGAAGGAAAGCACAAGCGACTGAAAAGTCGTTTGTTGCCCCTTCCGAAGACGGTGCTATAGATGCCATCCGCGCTGGGGGCTACTATGGCACCTATTTCGATGTGGAAGGTGTTGCTAACACTGAAGAACAACTCATTAAGAGATACCGTGACATCTCAATGATGGCAGATGTTGATACTGCTATTGAAGATATCATAAACGATTCTATCTCAAACTTAGACGATGAAAAGCCTATAGAACTTAACACTGATGCTGTCAAAGTCTCAGCGGCGGTTAAAAAAGCAATTCACGAAGAGTTTGGTGAAGTGCTTAAACTTTTTGACTTCAACAACCGAGCGCAAGATTATTTTAGAAGATGGTATATTGACGGTAGAATTTACTTTCACAAAGTAATTGACACTAGTAAGCCCAAACAAGGCATTACTGATATCAGATATATCGATCCGAGAAAAATTCGTCTTGTACGAGAAGTAAAGAAAGAGAAAGACCCTAAGACAAATGTACATTTCATCAAAGAGATAAACGAATACTTTATCTATGATGACAAAGGAATTGCTACTAAGCCCGGGCAGATAAGCTCGACTGCGGCACTCGATAGCAAGGCATTAAAGATTACTAAAGATGCCATTGCGTATTGCCCTTCAGGTTTAGTGGATCAAGATAAAAACATTCCTTTGTCATTTTTGCATAAGGCGATTAGACCCGCCAATCAACTTAGAATGATGGAGAACGCCGCTGTAATTTATCGAATTACAAGGGCACCAGAAAGAAGAATCTTCTATGTTGATACAGGAAATTTGCCTAGAATGAAGGCAGAGCAATACCTAAAAGACATCATGGATCGGTATCGTAATAAATTAGTATACGATGCAGGTACTGGCGAGATCCGTGACGATAAGAAATTCATGTCAATGCTTGAAGATTTTTGGCTCCCACGAAGAGAAGGTGGTAGAGGTACAGAGATACAAACATTACCAGGCGGACAGAACTTAGGCGAAACAGGTGACATTGAATATTTTCAGCGAAAGTTATATCAATCGTTGAATGTTCCTGTTTCTAGATTAGAGCAACAAGCTGGCTTGAACTTTGGTAGGTCTGCTGAAATCAATCGTGATGAATTGAAGTTTACAAAATTCATTGCTAAGTTGCGTAGACGGTTTAGTATCTTGTTCGATGACTTGTTAAAAACCCAGTTGATACTCAAAGGTATCATTACTGAAGATGAATGGGCAGATATTAAACAAGACTTGAGGTATAAGTTTGCATCGGATGCTTACTATACAGAATCTAAGGACCAAGAGATTCTTAGAAGTAGAATTGAAGTATTAAATGGTGTCGCTGGATATGTCGGGCAATTCTTCAGCAAAGAGTATGTGCAAAAGAATATTCTAATGTTATCAGATGAAGAAGTTGAGAAGATAGATTCAGAGATAAATAATGAAGCACAGGCTGTTGAGCCGCAACCAGAAGGTGAGAGTAATGAGTGAAGAAGTCGAACAAAATGATCTAAGCCCTGAAGATGCAAGAAAATATGCAATCAGAGACATGATGGATAAATGGGCTGAAGGTAATTTAACTGATGCACAAGATTCTTTTAATAGTATTATGAATGTTCGTGCTGATGGTTTAGTAGCCGATAGAAAAGCAGATATTGCTGCCTCTATCTATAATAATGTTGATAACGAAAGTCCTGAAGATGCCAGTCAGGACTGGCCTGAGGAGATGACAGGTGCAGTACAAGAAACAGAATCGGAGGAGCCCGAAGAGGCTTAAAGAGCAAATGAAGAAATTCAACGAGTTTAGAGAATCCGCGGCAGATGATGCAGAAGAAATTCGTGCTAAAGCCGAGCGCCGTGCTATGAGAAAACAAAAACAACAGGCAAAATTAAGTATGCCCGAAGAGGCAGTTCCTGTTGATAAGCCTAAAAAGGAAGACCCAACTGCTAATCATCCAGCAGAAGATGGTGTTGAAGGAGATAGTACTCCACCTAAACAAGGCAGCTCCGAAGATCCTAAACTTACTCATATGTGCGCCATGAAAGTCGCTCACCCTAAGTTTGGTGAGGGTAAACCTATCATGGGAGAACATGCTGAACCAGATGACAATGGTAAAGTCTGGTGGTACAAAGTAATGTTTGAGCATGGAATCGAAACATGCGAGACTTATTCTCTAGACATTCTAGAAGAAGGCTCACATGGTAACCACAAGAAAAAAGGATACTAGGAGCAAATAAATGGCGGCAGTAACTACAGTTCTCAAACTTACACAAGTACAGGGCGTTGTAAAAGTACATGGCGAGAACAGCGACTCTGCCACTATTGCTTTGGCAACCACACTAAAGAAAGATTCTGAAACTCAGTCTTCACCAGAAGTAAATGTAAGAAGAATCTTCTGGTCAACAGACAAAAATGCTGACATTACTATCACTAGAAATGGTGTAGTATGTTGGGACTTATTTGGCAATGGCGAGTTAGACTTTCACGGGTTCTCTGACACAGAAGAAAATGATTCTGATATAGTAATCGATTTCAATAATGGGCATGGTACTATTATTGTTGAAGTTACAAAAGTTTCAGGTTACGGCCCACAAGATCATCAGGGCGCTGACGGAGATTTAGGCTAATGAGATTAATTAAAGAACTCAACGAACAAGTACAATATATCCAAGAAGAGAAAGACGGCAAAAAAACTCTTTTCATTGAGGGAGTGTTTCTACAATCAAACCTCAAGAACCGCAATGGTAGAATGTATCCTAAAGAAGTGATGCAGAAAGAAGTTGCTCGCTATCACGCAGAGCAAATTGATAAGAAGAGAGCCCTTGGTGAGTTAGGTCACCCTGATGGGCCGTCTTTGAATCTTGACCGCGTTTCTCATATGATCGTTTCCCTTAAAGAAGATGGTGATAACTGGATTGGCAAAGCAAAAATTCTAGAAACTCCTATGGGTAAGATCGCTCAAAATTTAATTGAAGCAGGCGCTCAGTTGGGTGTTAGCTCAAGGGGTCTCGGTTCTATTAAAGAAAGAAATGGAATCAATGAAGTACAAGACGATTTTATGCTCGCCACTGCGGCTGACATTGTTGCAGATCCTTCAGCACCAGATGCATATGTTGAAGGTATTATGGAGAGCAGAGAATGGGTAATGGTAGACGGTATCTGGACTGCTAGAGAAATGGAACAAGCACAAGAATTAATTCGCAAGTCATCTAGCCGTGAACTAGAAGAAGCCAAGATTCAGGTGTTTAGCTCATTCTTAGACAAGTTATCCAAAATCTAAATTTATATAAATAAACACAGACATGACACTTTAAAGGAGATATTAAATGGCTCAAGTAGAATCCAAAATCAGGGAGCTACTCAGCAAGGTCAATGAAGTAGACAATACTCAGACTATTGCAGAAGAAGCTCAAGCTCTTGATGAAAAGGCAGGTCTACCCAACTCAAAAGATGTTGGCGACAAATCTGCTCCTACTCAAGGTAGTTCCGATGCTAACCCAGAACAAGAAGACCTATCAGGCTCAGATGACAAAGGTGGATTAACTTCCCCTGTTGGAAAAGCTGCCTCTGCAAAGGCCTCAAAGGACAATACACTGCCTAAAGGTAATGGTGCTGGTCAAGCTCCAAACTATGACGGCGGAACAGACACGGCGTCTGTTGTAAACAACCCAACATCTGCTGGCGTCCGCGAAGAGGAAGAAGTAGAAGTTGAAGACGATCAAGAAATTATTGTTGAAGATGAAGTAGAAGAAATTTCTGCTGAAGACAGTGAAGAAGAGGCTTTGTTTGAAGCTGATATCGCAACTCTTTTTGCTGATGAAGAGCATCTAAGCGAAGAATTTAAAACTAAGGCTGCTGGTATATTTGAAGCAGTTGTCACTGCCCGCGTTACTTCTGAAATGGAAGCAATCGAAGCAGAACTCAAAGAAGAAGCAGAAGTAGCTCAAGCGTCATTCCAGGATGAGATGGTCGAGAAAATCGATGCATATCTTTCTTATGTTGCTGAAAACTGGATGCAAGAAAATGAACTTGCTGTCGAGAAAGGTCTCAGAACCGAAATCACTGAAGACTTTATCAACGGCATGAAAAACTTATTTGAAGAGCATTACATCGAAGTGCCTACTGAAAGGTATGATGTAATCGGCGAAATGCAAACTCAGATTGACGAACTCAAGTCTAAGTTAGACGAAAGCATTGCTGAAAAGATGGACATCGTTTCTGAAAAGACCGATCTCCTTCGCAGTAAAGTTTTGAGTGAGTCTTCCACAGACCTTACTATCACAGAAGCAGAGAAGCTGGCTAAGCTAGTTGAAAGTGTTGAGTTTGATGGCGAGGAAAGTTTTGCAGAGAAAGTTGCTGTAATCAAGGAAAACTATTTCCCTAAGGTTAAGGCTACTGACGAAGACAAAATGCAAGACACAGTGGACGAGTCGTTCATCACTGAAAACAGCACGATGAGCATTTATACGCAAGCTATTAGCAACGCAGTCAAAAAGTAATTTTTTATAAATAGTAATTGATATTATACACAACCAAGTAAGGAGAAACTTAATGTATCTTTCAGAAGAACTTCAAGCTAAGTGGAGCCCTGTTCTCGAACACGGCGACCTTCCTAGCATCAAAGACGCACACCGTCGTGCTGTAACCACAGTTGTTTTGGAAAACCAAGAGAAAGCTCTTCGTGAAGAAAAGCAATCTCTGTTTTCAGAAGCGGCTCCGGCTAACAGTGTAACCGGTGGTGGTGTTGACAACTACGACCCGATTCTTATCTCTTTGGTAAGACGAGCACTACCTAACCTTATGGCATACGATGTCGCTGGCGTACAGCCAATGACTGGACCTACTGGTCTTATCTTTGCCATGAAATCTCACTACTCTTCACAGAGCGGTGATGAAGCTCTGTTCAACGAAGCTGACACAGACTTCTCTGGTGCAGGCACTCACGCTGGATCTAACCCCGTTGATGGTACTTACACTTCAGGTACTGGTGTAGCAACAGCAACTGGCGAGGACTTCGGCGGTGCTACAACTCTTAACGAGATGGCATTCAGCATCGAAAAGACAACTGTTACTGCTAAGACCAGAGCGTTGAAAGCTGAGTACACAGTAGAACTTGCTCAAGACTTGAAAGCAGTACACGGTCTTGACGCAGAGAGCGAACTGAGCAACATCTTGTCTCAGGAAATTCTCGCTGAAATCAACCGCGAAGTAATTCGTACAATCTACAAAGTCGCTAAGACTGGTGCCTCTTCTACAGCTACACCTGGTACTTTCGACCTTGATGTTGACTCTAACGGTCGTTGGTCTGTAGAGCGTTTCAAAGGCTTGTTGTTCAACATTGAACGAGATGCCAATGTGATCGCACAAGACACAAGGCGTGGTAAGGGTAACTTCATCATCTGTTCAGCAGATGTTGCTTCAGCCCTAGCTATGTCAGGTGTACTTGACTACACTCCAGCACTTTCTACTGATCTGAATGTTGATGACACTGGCAACACTTTTGCTGGTACACTCAACGGTCGTTACAAAGTGTACATCGATCCGTATTCTGCAAACACTGGCGCCGCTAGTCAGTTTTATGTTGCAGGCTACAAAGGTTCTAGCGCATATGACGCAGGTCTTTTCTACTGCCCATATGTTCCACTGCAAATGGTTAGAGCAATTGATCCTAGCACCTTCCAGCCAAAGATCGGCTTCAAGACTCGCTACGGTATGATCGCTAACCCGTTCGTAACACAAGCTGACGGTACTACTGATGGCGACACCTTCACGGCTGCTCGCAACCAGTACTACAGAAAAGTCAAGGTAACAAACTTGATGTAATAAAAAGAATCCGTAAAGGACGCTTTAGAGAGGGACTTTCGAGTCCCTCTTTTTTTTGCCTATAAATAATGTCATGGAACATATTATACAACATCTGAACTCACATCATATCAAACTACAAGACAAATATTCTTTGTCCCAACCAGTACCATCTATTACGATGGATAATTTTCTACCTGACAACTTTGCAAAAAGGATGTTTGTAGAAGCACAGAGCATACCAGATTCTTTATGGAGTACCTTCACTCGCAAAGATAGTTTGATGAAAGAGTGTGTTAAGTTAGAACATATGCCTGTTGCTAGAGAATTACTAGCACAGTTGCATAGCAGTGAGGGATTGCATTGGCTAGAGGCGCTTACAGGCATCTCAGGAATCATCCCTGACCCCTATATTACAGGTGCAGGCTATTCAAAAAGTTGGAGAGGTGACTCGCTCAAAATACACACCGACTTTAATTGGAACGAGAAATTAAAATTGCATAGAGCATGTGCGTTAATAATATATCTAACTCCAGATTGGAAACCAGAGTACAATGGGGCATTTGAATTTTGGGACGCAAATAAAACTGAGTGTGTCAGAAGCGTAGACTGTTTATTTAACAGAGCAATAATATGGAACGATCACAAGCGAGGCTTTCACGGATACCCTAAGCCAATAGAGTGTCCAGAGAGTATGCACAGAACAACATTCAGACTATTCTTTTATACTAGCAACTCTACATATAAACAAGATGATCGGCCGCATAGAAGTCTTTATTGGTATGATAAAGAAGTTGATGAGCCTTATGATATACCCTCTAGGAAATAATTATGACAGATGATTACTTGATGGTCATTTCTCCGGGAAATGACATACAATACTCCGGCAGAGTAACTGACACAAACAACTTTAAAGAATTTTACGAAGAGAGGGTTTTTTTCTATTACGATGAGACAGACAAAACTCAGTTAGGAATTCCTCTTAGAAAATTTATGAATTCCTTTCAGTGGTCTCACTTGAAAGATAGGCCTAATTGGAAGCTAATTATAAGTTATGTCACTGACTATTACAACGCATATGATATTTGGAATTGGATCGATGTTCTTAAACGATATAATATGGAAGATCATATGCACAAAGTATATATTGGTGCAGTAGATGTTCATTTTGAAAAGTTGCTCATTGACACTTTTGCCAAAAAAAACTTCCCTCCTCCTATAACTTATAAACAACAATCCTGGATAGCAAAAATTTGTCATCTGAATTTGACAAACAATCCAATGCCGTCAAAAAAGTTTAGCTTTTTCTCTCGTAACTTTAAAGCAGAGCGATTGGATTTATACACTAGACTGCATACACACGGATTAACAAATACAAAAACATCTAATTTTACTTTTTGGAACACCAATCCGTATGTAGAGGCAAACAACACAGTTACACAGACCGAAGTATACAACAAAGAACAGATGTTAGAAAAGTACAATTACTACTTGAATAGATATCTTTTGCCAAAGGGGTCTAAACATAGCAACGAGGATCTAGATAGTTTCTTATCAGGAGTTCCGTATGTAATGTCTGATGAGAAAGAAGCAGTTAAAAATTTAAGAAACAAATGGTCTGTGCTTATGACACAGGCAATACAAGATTCGTTTATACACATTGTAATAGAATCCCACTTTAATCATTACTCAAATGAATTTATTGCGTTTGACAAATATGCAGACCCAAAAAGTCCTATGTTTCCTGTTGAAATGGATCCAGAACAAATACCAAATTTTACATACGAGATGTTTTCTCCTTCTTTCATTACAGAAAAAACATATAAGGTGCTGTCATGTAAACGACCATTTATAGGCTTTGCAAGTGCATACTATCTGAAGAATTTACGAGACATGGGATTCAAAACATTTGAGCCATGGATAGATGAGAGCTACGATTTGCAGGAAGACAACGAAGTAAGAATGTCAATGATAGTTAAAGAGTTGGTTAGGTTGAATGCTAGAACTACTTCTGGACTAAGGAAAATTCTAGTTGAGATGGAAGATGTGCTTGAACATAATAGACAGCACCTTCATGCACTTAATGCAACACACCAACTACCAGAAGAGATAGCTTGGCTAGATCATAGAAACTATGTCATGAGATCAGAATATTTTCAGATATAAATAGTCTAGTACAGAGGACATGACATGGCTTATAACCCTATAACAAATGTAGCAGAAGCAGGATACACGGGAGCATCTGACCCAGGTGAGTTAGATTTTCTCAGACCCAATGGCTTCAAGTTTCAGATTCATAATATACCAAATGTTTCTTTTTTCTGCCAGGCAGCGAATCTACCACAGATGTCGATTGGCTCCCCTGAAGTTGAAACACCGCTATCTACTCTAGTTTTCCCAGGAGAAAAGGTAAGATTCGGCGAGTTGATTATTAGGTTCCTTGTGCAAGAAGATATGGCTAACTATAGAGAACTGTATAACTGGCTTATCGGTCTAGGGGCTCCTGAAGACCACAAACAATTTACAAAATATATCGACACGCAAAGATATCGATTTCCAAATCAAAATCCTAGAAGCAAAGATTTGGGTCAGTTTTCTGATGCGGACTTGTTTGTTTTGGACTCGAACAATAACCCCATCAAACGCATAAATTTCGTAGATTGTTTTCCGAT